GATGAAGAGTTTTTTTAATGTCGTAAAGAAGGAGTATAGAAAAAATGACAATCGCAAACTCAGACAACATCAGATCTCATATTTTCCGCGTGTATGTGGAAGAACGTACTTCAAAAGAGAATAAGCCCTATAGTGTATTAAACATTGAGTGGGTTATGCCTAATGAGAAGACATACAAACAGACTGTTTTCCTCTCTGCTGAGCAATTAGCTCTTATAGAGTCATCAGTTGCTAAGGAGGCCCTGCTTTAATTGTAGGGCTTTATGTTTTTGGTGCTTACACTCGGAAAGTAAGTTAAATGTCAATGTAGACGCAGCCAGAGTGCCATTGTAGCGGGCTGGTACTCAAGTGTTATATTGAATAATTAAAAGCTACAAGAAAGGATTAAAGCAAGTTATGAAGCTTATTGAAGCAGCTGACGCTACTAGCATCATTACGACAGTTATCGGGTACTTTACTCAAAACTGGCCTGCTCTTGCAATTCTGATCGGCTTCGGCGTTGGTCTGAAGTTGTTCCGCAGCTTTGGCAATCGTGGCCTTAAAGGTCGTTTCTAGTAGTTCGCGGGGTATACGACTCCCACCACACGTGTACCCCGCACCTTGCTTATTAAATATATGAAGACTATAGAGATTGTACAATTAATAACTCAGACTCTATCCGCTAATTTTTCTTCACTTCTGGCGATTGTTGCTGTAGGTGCTGGGGTCAAAATAGTTTTAGATATTGTTTTTAAGTCGTTATATTCTGTTACTAATTCTAGATAGGAGTTCTTATGTCATCAATGGAGTTACAAACAATTTTAGATAAGTTTCTTGTAAAATTTTTTGTTATTCTATTTTCTGCTTTTATTTGTTGGTATCTTATTCGCCGAATTAGCTATTCAGGGGGTGATAAATAAATGAACTCTAGCGATATTGTCAATTTAATTTATAACGCTATTACTCTTTTCGCATTGGGATTCTGTGTTTATTTTCTTTATACTGACTTGTTTAAGAATAGGGGTAATAAAAAATGATGATGCTTTTCGCCCTGTTTTCTATTTTTTTACTGGTTATAGTTGTTTTTTCGATTGATGAAGAAAAAGAATATCAGACTTATTTAAGAGAGAAGCTTAAAAATGAAGATAAATAAAAGAATATTTTATATCTTTTCTTCTCTTTTGATTTTGGGCTATTCTGTTCTTTTGCCGTTTTCTAAGGTTTCTGCTCTTGAGAAAAAAGATGATCTTCCCGCTTTTAATGAAACTAAGGATATTAGCGTCGAATTTGGTAAGTTTAAGTCTGGCGATCTTACTTATATTTGGTATAACTATCTCTTCAATAAAAAGAAGGATGATAGTTTTAATTTTGTATGGGATTGTCCTGTTTTGACTAGAGATCAAGCTAAGTCGAGCTATGATAAGGCTGTCGCTAACAATGAAGGTTGGCTCGTTACTCAAAGAGAATTTCTATTCGATTCTCTTTATCAAGGTAAAAAGACTCTTGTTAAAACTTTGCAGGTTTATTGGTCTGAGAAGAAGCTAGATAAGCAGTTATTAAAATATTATAAGGGCTTCGGTTACTATTGGCAGTTTAATGATTTTATCTCTAACGGTATTTATTATCTGGATATGCGTTATGATGATAGTGGCCGTGTTCGTATTGGGTGTTCTGATATACAATCTTTTACGCCGAATTATTCAAAAATAACTGCTCTTTTATCATCCACTAATGAAAGGATTAGTCAGGATGATCAGAAAAATGGATATTATGATAAAACTTCTACATTAATAAATACGTTCCCTTATGAGGTCGATGAAAAAACTATAGGCGATAAAAACATATCTATTCGTGACGCTTATCAGCAGACTTTATATCCACACTTTGAATATAATTTAAAGTATTTAAAACTTAAATTGCATCATCTTAAAAAAGAGGATTCTATAAAGTTTCCTGATGCCTGGGCTAGTTTTGACAATAAGAAAGGCTATTATATTGCGGATAAGTCTGACTATTATGTCCAATTTACTGTTCAAAAGCGTAAAGGTGGTGATGTTATTCAAAATGGATTGCAGTATATAAAAGCGGATGGATCTTTTGAGGTCGATTTACCTTCATTAGATGAGTATTCTGTTACTGCTAATTATACTACTAAGGTTTGTTATGCTTACTCTTATGATAGAGATAAAACTATAACGCCTGCTGAAGGTGATTATTGTTTCTATACGCCACCAGATGAGAAGCAGGATCTTAAGTATGGCCAACGCACTGCTTATATAAAAGCAGATGGTTCTGTGAAAAATGGTAGTACTTTGGGTCTAGTTTGTAATGATGGATTTTGTTCTGAATTAAAACAGAAGCCTAAGTATGAAGACTGTTCTGTATATGATTATAATTTTAATGGATTAAAAATACCGTCTTTTGGTTCTGTTGCCTGTGCTATACGTAATTCTTTTATTTGGTTCTTTACGGATTTTATCTTTGGTATAATTTTTCCAAAAATTGAGGATATTCAGTCTTTGTGGGATGATTTATTGAATACTATTATTGATCGATTGGGCTTTTTAGCTTTACCTTTCACTTTCATAAAAGGTGTCTTCACTACGGTACAAGCTATGACCACTACTAATAATACATGCGCATTGAGTCTTACTATTTTTGGTTCTACTGCTAATATTGAGATGTGTAAATGGCGATATCAATTACCTGCTGTTTGGTCGTTTATGCAAACGATCTTACAAGGTGGTATAGCTATAGGTTTCTTATGGACGTGTTATCGATTGGCCAATAGATTCTTTGGAATCTATGTAGAGGATTATGAAGAAGAAGATCACGATACTATGATTGGTCGTTGGCACGATGAGCGTACTGGTGAATATGGTGAGTGGCAGAAGTTTAGAAAGGATAAAGATTAGTTTATGATAGTGATGTTTATTTTATCGTTTATAGTTGTCGTAATTAAGTTTATCTTATCTCTTATTCTTATTCCTGCTGCCCCACTAGTTTTTCTTAATGCCATTAACAATGTTGTGCCGTTTTTCGCTTTTCCTATAGTTGTTCTTAGGAATTATATAGGTGATACGTTCTTTACTACAATGCTTGTTATGATCGTTACTAGTATTACTGTATTTATCGCTATACGTCCTGTTCTCTGGTTCTATAACAAAGTGAGGGGTCATTAATGCCGAATATTCTACCATTCGTTTCTAAGTCTTTATCTTTCGATAAAGAAGCTATTAAAGAAAATAAACGTAACCTTAAGGATCCGGATTACTTTCGACCTTCAGGCATTCAGACTTTTTTTGGTGAACAAGGTGACGGTAAGACTATAACTCTAATTCATTTTTATAAGAAGATCGCAAAACGCTATCCAAAAGCTATTGTTGTTTCTAACATCATATTAAAAGATCGTACCGCCCTTAAGTTTGATGGGTCTTTGGATAAATTAAAGTCTATTCTCTCTCGTGAAATAGATACTGTTTCTAGCTATATTTACTATTCTTCATTAGATGAATACGCTCTTGTCAATCAATGCGTCCGTAACGGTAAGTATGGCGTAATAATTATTACTGACGAATATCAAAATTATTTTTCTAACCAGGATTCTCGTAACGTTCCGCCGTGGGTAATTCATCAAGCTGCTCAGAATCGTAAACAAAAGCGGATCCACCTCGTTACCTCTCAGGATTATGATCAATTAGTAAAGGCCGTACGTCGTCGTTCGGATATTGCCTTCAAGTGCAAGTCTTTCGCTATTCCATTCGGCTTATCTGCTGGCCCTATTTTTACGGTTTATTGGGCGTTTATCGCTAAGAAGCTAGAGTTTGATAACAATGGCAAGCGTGTTGACGGATCGCGTCCTCTTAAAATGGGATTCTTCTTCCAGTCGCAAGCGTTGCGCGATTCATACGATACCAATCAGGTTGTATTTACTGGCTCTCAGGCTGATGGCGTTTACCTCGCCTCACAATCTACTGTCACGGTGAAGAAACTTGCTGTTCCCCTTAAAAGGCGAAAGGGGGTGTTTTCCAGGTAGAAGCGACTCTCTGATCGGTGCGAAAAGCCGTGCTTTTCGCATCCGGGCGGCGTCTGTAGGTTCCGCCCGTAGGGCTACTTGATAACCCAACACTTAACAAGCGTTTATAGAGGTAAACAACACATAAAAAATAACATATTGGGGGTATGTTTAATGAATCAATCTTTAACTGTAATTGAACACATTACGAAAGAGTATCCTAACAATATGTATAAAGTTACTATCTTTAACAATCCTTTAGTACTTCCACGACCTAAGTTAGGTCATAAGCCTAATAGGGATTCCGAGAAGCCATCAGATAAAGCTATTGAAGAATCTCTTCGCCGTACACGTACAACTATTTTTGATTATGCCTTATCTAACAACTTCTCTTACTTTGTTACTTTTACTTTCAATCCTAAGAAGGTCGATAGATATTCTATAGAAGCTACTTTTAATACTATGAAGTACTGGCTCAATCGTCAGAAAAAGCACTCTCCTGATTTTGCATACGTGATCGTACCAGAGTTCCATAAGGATGGTGCTATCCACTTCCATGCTTTAATTCGTGATTATAACGCCGAATTAAAGTCTACTAATGTTTTCCAAAATGGTAAACGCGTTTACAATCTTACTGGCTTTACTGCTGGATTTACAAACGCTCAGAAGCTTGATGATGATCAGACTAAAGCCGCGGCTTATCTCACTAAGTATATTACTAAAGATATGCTTAATCGATTCAATAAGCGTCGCTATTGGGCCTCTAAGAATCTATGCAAGCCTGTAAAACATTATGAGTCATTAGATGAATTAAAATTAAGTCAGTATATTCACGATGATAATTTAATGTTTCATTCTGATGCATATAATTTATCAATTTATCAATTCAAGCGTAATTTGGATATCGATTCTATTTATGATTTATTAGTCGATAGAGATGTAGATTTGACTTCTTCAGTCGCTATTAATATTAAACTTCGTCAAGCATCATTGCCTACTATTTTCAAACAGACTCGCCCTCTTCCACCTTAATTTTTTGTTTTTAGGTAATCTTCTATAATTTTCTTTATTTCTGTAGTTCTATTATAGGTTCCTATTGTACAGAATGCTGCCATTACTATTATTACAACCACTAGAAATGCTATTAGCGCTACTATTGCAATTATAATTTCTGGTTGATTTAGGTTTAATTCCATGTTTATTACCTTTTTTTGTTTTTTTTAAGATTAATTTCTAATTGCATTATATAACATAAATTGGAGGGTAGAAAGTGATTCTTTATGAAAATATCTGAAGCCTTTAAGCTTTATATTTGCGATTATGTATTAAGGGCTGGCAAGTCTATTAATACTGAATCTAGTTATTTAAATATCAGTAAGTCCTTGATCTCATTCTTTGGGGATGTGGATATTGAAAGTTTGTCTTTTTCGGATTTTAGAGATTGGCACAACTTTGTTTCATCTCGATGGAGATCTAATACCGTTCGTAATGCTATCTCTTGCATTCGTATGGTTTTAAAGATGGCCGCAAGGAGAGGATTTAATGTTATGGATTATGAAGAGTTAGTCGTTCCTAAGCGTGAGAAGTACGTTATTCAATACTTATTACCAGAGGAGATTGAGGATTTTATTTCTGTTGCCTCTCGTCAATGTAGAGGCTATGGATCCATGAATCGATTGCGCAACATTGCAATATTGCGTTTGTTGGCCGCATCGGGTATTCGTGTTTCTGAGTTAGTATCCTTGAATCGCAATAGTATTCGTCATCGTAAATTTACGGTCATCGGAAAGAGTAAGAATCCTCGTGTTGTTTTTATTGATGAAGCTACTGAAGATGCTATAAATAATTATTTAGCTTGTCGCACTGACGACAACTCTGCCCTCTTTATTTCTCATCAAGGCGCTCGATCTCGTCTTACTACTGGCGGTGTTCGTCGTATATTTGAATCTATTTGCGATAATTCAGACTTTATTAACGTAACCCCTCATACTATCCGCCATTCGTTTGCTACAATGCTTTTAGATAAAGGTATTGAATTATGCTATATTTCGGATTTATTGGGTCATCAGAGTTTGGATACAACGCGTATTTATACACACTATACGAATACAAAATTACAACATATTTATGATTCAGTTATGACTTAAATGTGTTATTATATATGTAGTTAGTAACTTTTACAGAGTATTCCATTGACGTTGAAGAGGTGAGAGGTTCGAATCCTCTATTGCCCACCAGATACGATACATAAACCTCGTCGATAGTAGACGAGGTTTTTTATAGATAGAATTAGTTAATACAAAAAACAATCAAACCTACAGATTTTCCGCGCAGACCTTGACTTTATTCAATAAGTATGTTAGAATTTGGAACATGAGTAAATATGACTCGCCTAATTTAGGCACAAAAAAGCCACAACATTGTTCTTTATTGAGCAAGACCAAAATTCACTACGAATACAACAAGAAGATTAACGAAGAAAGATCTATACTTAGTTAAGTTTCTATATTTACGAAGCAATCGCCTCTAGAATGAGGCGATTTTTGTTTTACACAGTACTTTTCCACTGGATTTTTTTATAGCTATATGTCAATATATTGATATGATATGTATAAAATGTTTTCACGGAAAAACCCACATAACAAATTCTCGTCAAAATAAAAAATATCCAATAACCTGGCGCAGACATATATGCGACCAATGTGGCTATTCTTTTACAACCTACGAAAAGC